AATAGTACACCTGCGACAGCATCATTCACAGTTTCAGTCTAAGTCGACCACATACACCTAACAAGGGAAAGGAGGGCCGCTGAGTTATGCCATCTAGCAAAAACAAAGCGGCCCGCTCCGCTCTTGACACATTGTTCGACGCCCGCACAGCGCCCGTTGGCGCACAGTATTCAAAGCGCAGTAAGATCACTAAGCAAGAAGATCATCTTGGTTTGATAGGACCCACTACCTCCAACTTGGCCCATGCCATCGACGTCTTCAGCAACCCAGCGGCACGCACGGGTTATGGCACTTCCAGCCTTGAGAACTATGCTGAATACCCGCTAATGCGGTTCTCGCTTAATTTTTGGGCTATCATCTCCTTCTTCGAGTCGTCCTGGATCGCCCGCCGCATCGTCTGCGCGCCCGCTGAGGATATCGTCAAGACTTGGCCGAAGATCACTAGCGACATTGATCCTGAAGATCTTACGCGTATCGATCGCGCCGTTCGCCGCACCAACACGCGCAGTAAGGTTCGCGAGGCTATTGAGAAGGCGCGGTTGTTTGGCGGCGCAGGCGCGCTGATCGCTATCAAGAAGCAAGACAAAGAACTGGATCAACCCCTAGAACTTGACAGCGTGGGTATTCATGACTACGCAGGTCTTATCACCTTCGATCGCTGGAGTGGGATCTCACCAACGGGCGACGTTTGCGACGACCTCAATCGCCCATTGGACTTTGGTCATTCAGAATTCTACGAAGTTAAGGTCAAAGGCGGCGACAGCTTCAAAGTGCACAACAGCCGCATCCTTCGTTTTAGCGGCCCGCGAATGCCGGAGCCGGAGAACTCAGCTTATCAGGATTGGGGCATCAGCGTCCTAGCTCCAGTGATTCAAACCATTCAAGGTTATGACACGCTGACGTCGAACGCATTGTCGCTTTCCTTCAGAGCTAACATTCTTGGGATGAAGGCGCCAGACCTTGCCGGCATGATGTCCGGTCTCAGTATGAACCAAGCAGCGGCGCAGAAGTTCGAGCAGCGCATGCAGCGGTTCAATGAGATGCTGTCGAATCAAAGCCTCGCGCTGCTCGAGAAGGACGGTGAGCTGAGCCAAACGCAGTATAGCTTCGCCGGCTTGTCGGACATGATGCAGATGTGGCAGTTGGCTATTAGCGGTGCCGCCAAGATGCCGGTCACTCGGTTGTGGGGCCGTACTTACAGCGGGCTCGGACAGGCCGGTGACGGTGACGAGAAGATTTACGAAGAGACCATCTCCACTGAGTCCGACGTTACATTGCGGCCAGCTTTGGAAAAGCTGTACCCGGTCCTGTGTATGAGCGAGTTGGGAGAAGTGCCGGACGACCTTGACCTACTGTTCCCCTCCATCCGCGTGCTGGATGACAAAGAGAAGGCTGAGCTGGCTAAGACCGTAGTAGATACCGCCGTAGTGGCGTTGAATGCAGGCGGCATCAGCCTGCGCACATTCGCCAAGGAACTGAAGCAGTCCAGCACCCGCACCGAGATCTTCACCAACATCACTGACGAGGACATCGAGAAGCTTAGTGACAAGGTCCAAGCCGAAGGCGAAATGGGCGAAGGGTTATTCGGTGCTGAGGGCGGAGGGCTGAATCCTGCGTCCTCGCCCGCTAAGGCCCTGACGGAAGAGAATAAGGCCGGTAAGGTAAACGGCCAGCCGGGTGAGGCGGATGAGCCACAGGGTCACCAGGCTCCACCAAATGGGTCTGTGGAGGAGGGTTCGGAAGGCACTTCAAAGGCGAAGGATGCCGGGTCTAAGTATGCGACAACTCGCGCTGAGCTTGTTTGGTTGGACGCCTGTGACAATGAGGCTTTAACACTGCCAAAAGCACTGCGGGGTACGGAACAAGGCGAGATCGAACTTCATAAACGTGTAGTTAGAAACCTCAGCTTTTATGCAGAGCAGGCTCACGTTGACCCAGCTAAATGTATGGCGTATGCACGGTCTAGAGGCTTCGCACAAGATGCCGACCTCCGCAAGGGCGTCACCAAGTGCCAATGGTGTGCCGCTGACTTGGATGGCGATGACGTGAACGGCTCGGTAGTCTGCCCGTCTTGTTCTGATGCTTATAGACGCGGAAGGGCGAACGACGTCAAACCATGGAGTGCGGCTAAACTGGCAACAGTAGAGGCGCTGCGTAGCGCTGGCTTCCGAATAACAAGTGATTCAAACTATGCCTACATTGTTTGGTTTGGGACAGAGGCGCCTGGCGCGCGCAAACCTGACCTGGACTTGCGAGCGACAGTGAGCGGCAACGGACAGTATGAAATGGGTGTGTGGGTTAGGGGTGCCTATGTTACTACTGAGCGCGGGTTCAAGCCAGAGCATGTGCAGCAGCAAGTATTAAAGTATGTACAGCGTGCTCAGGGGAAGGCGCGTACGAGGGCCGAAGACACTAAGATGACGCCCGAGCTTATCTGGCTGGAAGCTTGCGATAATGAAGCGGAAACATTGCCAAAAGCACTGCGCGGTACTGACGAAGGTGTAGCACTGCTTTATAGGCGCGCATTTGATAACCTGTATATCTACGCAGACCAGTACGGTGTTGATCCGGCTAAATGTAAAGCATACGCTAGAAGTCGTGGTTTCGTTGGTGACACAGGCCAGGCCCGCGACGCCGACGGCCCCGCAGTTGAAACTAAAACTATCCACGGCCTTCCAGTGGTCATCGAGCAGAAACGCGGCCAATGGCGCACAGGGCAAGGCTGGCGAGTGCGCATGGCGTATGACTACGGCTACTTTGACGGCATTCCTGGTGCGGACGGTGATTCGCTCGACATCTGCATCGGGCCTGATCCAGCGTCTACCTGGGTTTACATCTTCGATCAGAAGCATTTGCCGCCACGGCGTGGGTTTGACGAGCACAAGTGTTTTGTCGGTTATTCATCTATGGATGACGCCATCAAGGCATTCAATGCCGGCCACGACCGCGCTTGCTCCATCTACATGGATGTGACACCAATGCAAGTTGACGATTTCAAGAAGTGGCTCAAAAAGCATGACATGAGTAAACCAGCCGGAACGGTGAAACCCTGATGCTATTCAAAATGTGTCAATGCGGTCGGTCGTTCACATACAGCTGTCCAACTTGTCATCAGAAAGTTACTGCTCCAAACGCCGCGCCTCTAGGCGATGATGGCCGTTACGTTCCGGTCAGATCTAATCCGCTGAACCTGCTGCTGTGGCGTGAAGAGCGGGAACTTGAGCATCAACATGTACCAGATACGGCTAGTGGAGTAATGGCGTAGGAGGCTGTAAGTGCGGAAGCTCACACAATCGAGAACAGGCGGCACGGGAACATGCTTCCGCACTTCACTAGCTTCCATCCTCAATCTCCAAGAATCTGATGTACCAGACTTCCTAGACGCCAACGAGGACCCATATGTTAACACGTTCCTTGCCAAGCACGGCCTCCGTTATGAAGAGCTTCCGTATGATGCCGAGCAACCACCAGTCGGAGAGCACCTTATTCTAGGAATCTCGCCGCGCGGTGGAATGCACGCTGTAGTGGGAGTTGACGGCGTAGTAAAAATGGACCCTCATCCTATGGACGGGACTGGACGCGGCTTGGTTAAACCTTTGAAGTATGGGGTGCTGACTAGGGTGAAGGGTGAGGCGAAAGATGTGCTCTCTGGCAAGCGCCTTAACTCCGCTGCTGAACTTCTGCGAGCTAAACATGATGACATCTATAACAACCCCGCGCGCTTTGATCAAAATAAGGCGGCGAGTTATCGTGCCACCCATCAAGCTGTCGTTGATTTGGTAAGGCAAGCCGAGGCACTTCTCAGCAATGCCAAACTGGATGATGACCCTGTTTACTGGCAGAAGAAACTCCAGACTGCAAAAGACGCTTTGAAGCAGGCCGAGCAATTCGCTAAGTCAAATGATTTTGGCCGCGCAATAGCATATCAAGACTGCGCCTTTAGTATAGCACACTCGGTGATTGATAAAATGAGAAAATCTGGAACTTCGCGCGGGAGCGACGCTTCGCCTGAAAATCAAGCGCGTCTCGCCTGGATACTGAATAAAGACCCGAAGAAAGAATCTGAACTACGTGAAGCATACCACAAAGCCGTGAGACGCGGTGAGCTAGCCAGGAGCTTAAAGCCTGGTGCACGTGACTCAGCTACTAGGACACAAGACAGGCTTTCTACAAGACAGCTTGACAAGTATTCTATGCAATCACTACTCGATACTCTGGGCATTGACATCAAAGCGTTTATTGACCGCCCACCGCAGCAGCGCGATGTGCTGCTCGAAACTGCATTCAATGAACTGGAACGGCTCGGTAAGTTGAGCAAGAAGGGTGGTAGCGTAGTGACGAGAGCGAAGGACGCTGTGGCAGATGCGTTACAAACTTACGTTTATAAGTTGAAGCAGCGAGGTATTCCTGAGCCAGACGCCATACGGTTAGCAAACCAACTTTTTAAGGGCGTGAAGGAAAGTCTTGGTGAGCCTAAGAAGGCCACTGATTCCCGCAGAGCGAAGGATTACTCAGATAGAGCGCAGAAGTTTCTGCGTGAAGCGCGCGAGCATTGGCAGATGCATTCATATGGCGATTGTATTGATGATTGTCAAGATGCAATTGCGGCGGGTGCTGATGGTGAAGATTTACGCGAGGCAAAGCAGTACCTTGAAGCCTGCAAGCGTAAAGGTGCCGTTAAAGCCACCGACTCCGGTATCATAACGAATCCTACAGGGTACAGGCCGTGCGTTGGCGATAAAGTCGGTGGCGTCACTATTGAGAGCATCGGCAGCGATACAGCCACGCTTTCAAATGGGACGCGCATAGCTTTGAAGTTCTTGGTAAGCACGCGCAGAACAGGTGAGTGGAAGATTGGTAATACACGCGGATATGATGCCACCGACTCCCGCCGCACGCGGCTCCACAGGGCTTTGGATGCGGTGATGGACTCGGCGCGTGGGAGAGCGAAGGATGCCGTGAGTTTATGCAAGGTCTGCCGCCAGTACATACCAAATGTACGGGGTGTTCTTTCGCGGCACTACCTGAATGGCAAGGTGTGCAGTGGTTCAGGCGCTGAAGCACCAGAGTATGAGTAAACCAGTCACTAAGTAGCAAGGAGAAACATGGCACTCAATTTCATCACCATCGACGCCTCCATCGGCACAAGCGTAGGCAGTACCACCGCGGCCGTCCTACTGCCTGGCACCACGGTCTCCACCGATACTGCCCTGCTTATCCAGAACGTGGGCAACCTGCCGGTGTACTTCAACCTGGGCACAAGCAGCGCAGTAACTGTGGTGAATCCCAACGGCACCGTGGTTATGCCGGGACAGGCACTGGTGGTAGACATTCACACTGGCAGTTTCACCTATATCGCAATGATGACAGGCGTCCCAGGATGCACATCCACCGTCAGCCTCACTACTGGCACTGCGCACTAAGTGCTATGAAGGTAAAGACTAGCACTAAGAAGCACCCAACACTTCCACCTGTGATAGGCGGCGTTAGGGTTCCGCCGAAGCCGGACCTTACTTGGTACGAGAGGAACATGCACTGATGCATTACAAAAACGGACGTGAAGCAAAGAACGGCGACAAGGTTATTTTGCTGCCGAGTTATGGGAATCCGATGGTGGGTATTCTCTACGATGCAGTGGCTGGCAATGACTACTGTAATGGGCGACTCGCTCCTACATCGGTCGGTGACCCTTGCCCAAACCTGAAAGAGTGCCTGCACCTCGATGACGTGATGGGCGTACTGAGCCAGCCTGTGCGCAATATCACTGCGCCACTGCCCACTATAGAAGAGTTGGACGCGATTCTCAATCAACCGGAGTAACACCTCCAAGACAGCGGCATGGCCGCGCCTAACTCAATAACCAAAGAAGGAGCACCACCGCCATGCCGCTACTCGCTGGAAAGAAGAACATCGGACACAACATCAAGGTTGAGGAAGAAGCTGGGAAGCCGAAGAAGCAGGCTGTCGCGATCGCGCTGAACAAGGCGGGTGGGAAGGACGACCGGTCGCTTGGCAGTCTGCAACGTGAACTAGCCGAGGAAGAAAGTATTTTACGCGAAGTACGCAAGCCAGGGCATTCACAACATGGTGGTAACACGCGTGAGATTGAAGAAAAAATCAAAGATTTGAAGTACGAAATTAAACGTGCACAAAGCAGAGACTCCCTTCGCCCTGTGCCGGTGAATGACAGTGGCTATGCAAGCAAACTGTTGAAAGACGTCAGAGTCGCGTGGACACAGCGTGACTATGGCATGTGCATCGATATGTGTGAAGACGCCATCAAGGCGGGCGCTGAGGGTGAAGACTTGCGAGAGTTGAAGCAATACCTGGAAGCATCAAAGCGAAAGGGTGCAGTGAAGGGGAGTGATGCCCAAGCGCCAACTTACATGGTAGAGGGCAAGAAGTTCGATACACTGCCTAGCGCCGTCAGGGACGCTAAGTCACTCGATGGCCAGGCCAAGATCAAGGTGAGCACTGACGGCGGTACCACTTGGAAAACACACAGTATCTATAACAATGGCAAGAAGGCCACCATGAGAGACGCCATCCCGCTTCCTGTTGCGGTGAAGGGGAGGGATGAGGCCGCTGACTCTGGTTACTACATTGCGCAGCGCGGAGTAAGGTGGTTCGTGTATCGACCTGACCACACTGTTGTAGGTGAGGGTTATTACTCTAAATCAGCAGCTGAGGCGGCGATTGCGCCGATGCAGAAGCGTGCCGAACACCGCGCCGCAAAAGAAGCCGCCCTTCCGCTTCCTGTGGGGAAGGCGAAGGACGACTCCTACTGGGCACGCAGTACCAAGGGCCAAGAGTATGACATTCAGCAAAACAGTGACGGCTCCTGGAGTGTGACCACTGAAGCGCCTGACATGAACGGTAATAAAAAGAAGTACACCGTTTTTAATAAAGGCACAAAAGCCGCGCTGAAAACGTTCATGCGCAAAGAAGGAATCCCAGACACCACGCCTGATGGGCACGCTAATCACGGGCTAGACGCCCTCCCGCTTCCTATTGCGGTGAAGGGGAAGGACGTTGGTCATGGTGCACAGTGCCCAACGTGTAAAAAATACGTAGGTGTGGTTGAAGGGAAATTCTTGAATCATAGTGGTGAGGGAAATTCATCTAATGAGCGCTGTGCCATGTCTGGTAAGGCTGTCGCCGTTGGAAACAAATTCCATGCCACCGACTCTCCCCGTTCCGACGAGGACGAATACTTCAAGCGCCGCAAGAAGATTCAGGCGCAACTTGAAAAAGAAAAGCCTGGCGATACGACCAATAAACTGCGCGCGCATGAGCAGGCGCTGAGAGAGATGGGGGAGAAGGTGAAAGCGTATCCATTGGGGAAGGACGCTGAACCTAGCATAGGCCGAAACATCGCCGGCTACTACTTCAAGCTAAATGGTGAAACATACGGCGGCTATCCAACACGTGCTGAAGCATTGCGCGAGTACAAAGCTGAGACCACAAAGAAGGCAAAGGACTACTCTCTTCCGCCCTATAGTGAAGAGCAAGCCAAAAGCGCTACTGAAGGCCTGCGCCAGGAAATTACGCGGCTCAAAGCAATTAAATTCCCTGATCATCGACAGGTTGAAAAGATGGCCGATCTGGAGCGTTTCTTGAAAACACAAGCGAAGGACTCCTCTACATTTGACGTAGGTGATAAAGTCACCTACAAAGGTGAGGCTTGCGAAGTTGTGGCTGTTTATCATACAGGCGCTACTGCTGATGGTGATCGCTATGACATCAAACCTGTTAGTGGAGGTAGAAACATCGTTGTCACTGGTAAAGCTCTTGCAAAGGATGGCGTGACAGTGGGTCAAGCTTATAACAACTCTGAAAATGAAGTGATGTTGCACAATGGCAAGAAAGTCGCTGAACGCGGCGATAAAGCTGCGCAAGCGGGCGACTTTCCTACAGCTATTAGGCTATATGAACAGGCACGCGGCTTATTCAAGAGCGACCCAAACCTTGTAGCCGAAGTCGATGCCGCCTTGAAAGCCGCGCGGTCTGGCAAGGCTTATGATTCAGCTTCGCCAATCTCACTGTACACGGCCCAGCACCAAGAAGTCACAGGCAATCACGCCATAGCGATGGACTCTTATCGCCAAGCTGCCTCAGGCTTCCGTAAGGTCGGCGATCAGCATAATGAGCAGATCGCCAGGGACGGAATTGCCGAGTGCCAGCGTCAGGCCGTGCGCAGCTACCATGGGCAGTACGAGCACCCATCAGTCGGCAAGGTCCAGGCATTCGACGCTGCTGGTCCGGCGTTGCGAAGTGCTGTAGAACGGACGCGGGCTGGCGAGCGTGTTCGGGTGGCGCATGACGCGAAGACTGGGGAAGAGGTAGTGGAACCACTTACAGTGGGAAAGGATGCCACTGACCCGCGCGACGAGCGCACCTGGAATGCTGCAAGCCCACAGACGCGCGTAGGTTGGTTACTTGATGACTTCGATGAGGACGATGCGCACATGTGGGCTAGAAAGTCCTGGGCGCAGATAAATAGTTCTGCGCGTGAGCGTATTAGCGGTATGTGCATCCCTAACTCCGCCAGGGCGAAAGACGCTTCATTTGATCCATACGATAAAGCTGACGAGGGCGAGCGCGCTGTAAAAGCTTTTGAGTCTTCGCCTGATGGCAAGAAATACCTTGCTGCAATAGAAGTCGGCAACAAAGGACCAAAAGCACTGTCAAAGTCAGAGTTCACTCGCTTAGACAATAAGGCCCAGGTACTGTACCAGAGGGCGGATGTGCATTACTGGAAAGATAAGGCAAAAGACGCTCTCCCGCTTCCAGTCAAAGTCACTAAGTAATAAGGACTCTACATGCCCAATAACGAAGAAGTGATCGACGCCACGCAGACTGCTCATGGCTACTTGGTATCTCAACTCAGTGAGCACATCAGCGAGACGCCAGAGGGTTTCCTTATCGTGGTTGGCTGTCCCATTGCGCGGACTGGTTTCCAAGAGTATGCTGTGCGCGACCTGCCGCAGGAGAGCGCGGAGGACCTGGGCATTGACATCGGCAACCCATCGGCGCTTATTGACTTGTACCGGCCGGCGAGCGAAGTGTTCGCGCCAGAGTTCTTGGCATCGCTGAACGGCAAGCCAATCGCAGACAACCATCCGCCTGGCTTTATCACTCCAAACAACTTTGCCGAGTATGCCTGCGGCCACATCCAGAATGTGCGCAAAGGCGACGAGCAGCTGGACAGCGGTGAGTGGCCAGTGATCGCCGACCTTGTGATCTCGCGGGCGCCGCTTATCGATAAGGTCCGCAATAAGACTTCGCGTGATGTCAGCCTTGGCTATGACTTCTCAATCGCGCGAGACGGCAAGAAGATCATTCAATGCAATATGGTCGGCAACCACGCCGCCATTGTCCCCAAGGGCCGCGCCGGTTTGGAAGTAGCCATCGGCGACTCCGCCCCTGACCCTGCAAGTTCACCGCCCATTAGTTCCATAGCGCCGCCCGCCGTCGAAAGGGCGGCGACGTCTAAAACCTCAACCGCTGTACAACCCTCGAAAAAGGAGAACAAACCCGTGGCGAATGTTTTGAAGCACCTGCTCGGTCTGGGCCTGAAGGCTTATGCTACCGATGCGGAGCCAGAAGCGTTGGCTGAGGCGGCTGAGGCCATTAAGCAATCACCTCCGCCAGCTGAGGACAAGAAGGCG